CGAAAGTCGGGCCGGGCTGCGACGCCTGTTACGCCGAAACGTGGAATGCGCGCTTCGGTGCCGGCGTCGCTCCGAACTGGGGGCCGGGCGCTCCTCGTCGCCGCACGACGCCGCAAAATTGGAACAAGGTTCGAAAATGGCAGCGCGAGGCGCAAACTGCAAGGCGCCGGCGTGAGGCCGGGTGATCAGATGGCCTCGGCTGCGAAATAGCGGTCGAGAATGCCGAGAATGCGGGCCCGCAGCACTTCGGGCGGGCCATCGTTCTGGATGGTGATATCCGGCTTGACGCCATTCTCGCTCGCATGCGCCGCGCCGGAGGCCGAGCCAGAGCCGGGGCGCTCGATGCGCACGATTTTCCCGCCCTCGGCGCGGATGGCCCTCGCCTCGTTCTCGAAGCGGCAATCATCCGCAACGATGATCTCTGCGCCGAAATGCTCGACGGCCTCGAGAGCCACGTTGTGGCGCCACGCCTCCACCCAGATTTCCGAATAAATGCGCTCCCGGCCCCATTCGGTGCCCAGCCGCTGCAAGAAAATGCGGGGCGTGCGCCAGGCGGGCCGATCGGCCGCATACCAGGCGCGCAGGTCCTCGATGACGGCGTTGACGGATTTCCCGCCCAGCGTCGCACGTGGCAGATCAGCCACGTCTGGATGCGCCCAACCGAGCGGCGCGACACGCGAGATCGCGCGCAACGCCCGCCGCGGTGCCAGTTCCGTAGGCAGCGAGCCCCAATCGAACAGCTCTTCCTTCCCCTCCCCGATCTCGGCCTCAGTGAAACCGATGTCCAGCGCCATCTGCTTCAGCGGCCCGGCGAAAGGCAGGCGCGTGAATCCATGCTCTTCCACCAGGAACTGCGCGGCCGTGCTCTTGCCCGCGCCGGCAAGGCCGGTGAGGCCGATGAAGATTTTCGTCATGCCATATGCTCCGATGGGAAACTCACCCAGCCGGAAGCCTCCCGCGCGGGCGGGTCTTCAAGCAGGATGGTGCTGTAGGATGTGATGCCGATCTTCGGATGCACGAAGAAAAGCGGCTGCGATGGCAGCGAGAACGGCGCGGAAAGCGATTTCATCGCATATTCGTCATAACCCTTCAGGCTGTTGGCCACGATGACGCCGGGCAGAAAAAGTTCCTGGTGCCAGTGCCCCATCATCAGCAGGTCGAAATCAGCGCCGAAGGAGCGCATGCGCGCGCCCACCTTCATCTTGCCGCGCATGATCGGGCCGATGGCGCCGATGATGCCGTCGCCGCCCTTCACGCCCAGCATGTCGCCATGAACCTGAAGCACGCGCAGGCCGAAGATGCGATATTCCGCCTCGTTCGAGGGCGGAATGCTGATGATGATCCGTTTTTCGCCCCGGTCACGCAGGGCGCGGGCCAGCAGCTGGTAGATCATCCAGTCGGCATTCTCATGCAGGTAACCCTTGAACTCGGGCTTCCGGGTCAGGCGGCCGTGGTTGCCGGCGCAGCAGGGCACGAAGACATTGCCGAATTCATCCGCCAGCGTCAGCAGCGAGCCAAGCAGCAAATCCCGCACCTGCAGGATGGAAGGCAAGATGCGCAATTCGTCCGTCTTGATGAGTTCGGGATGCAGGCCGCCCGAAACGAAATCGCCGAGCAGCGGCACCACGATTCCGGGGTAATTGCCGGGCCCGTAATCGCGGCAGAGCGTGATGGCCTTTTCCACCAGCCGGCGGGCGCGGCGCTCCATCACCGCCACGGAATAGCAATTCATTCCGCGCAAGGAATCAGGCTCCACGGTTTCCCCGCCATGCCAATCGGCGCAGGGCACCACCGGCACATGCGGGCTCTTCCCGCCTTCCTGCGCCGAAGACATCAGCCATGCCGGAGGGCTTGCCGGCTCCGCGATCAACCCGCCGATGATCTCCGCAAGAGCGCCGGAATCCATGGTTTCGCGGTGCGCGGCCTCGAGGCGCTGGCGCATCTCGCGCAATTCATCGCGCAGGCGGATAATCTCGCGCTCCTCGCGCGGCAGGGGCAAGGGCTTCTCTTCCCGGGCCTTCGCTTCTTCCGCCTTGCCTTTGCGGCGCGGCTGCCCCGTGGGAGGAACCCCGTCGGGCGCCAGGCCGTAAAGCTCATGCGCGCGCAGAATGCGGGACCTCATGGCATTGAATGAAAGGCCGAGCGCCAGCGCGGCTTCCTTCATCGCGGATCGGCAGGGGTTGCCCCGGCGCGCGGGCCACACGGCGCCATCGGCGATCGCTGCCTCGACCGCGCGGATGGTGGCTTCCGCCTGCTCGCGCGAAAGAGGCGGGTTGATTTTATTCGCAGACATGCGGCCTCACACACAAAACGAGATCAGCACCGCCATCACCCCGAAAAACAGGATGAAGGCGCGCGGAGAAGCGCCCCGCTCGTCTTCGGGCGGGGGCGTGAAGAGGTTTGACATCATTGGGGTTCACCCTTGGGCAGGCCGCGTGGATTGTGGAGCGAGAGGCTCGCTCCCCCTCAGAGCTGGCAGCGGATGACGGTCGCCTGGTCCCGGCACGGGATCAGAACAGGGCCATCGGCGCGGCAGGCGATGACCACCGGCGACAAGCCGCCGAGGAAGACAAGTTGCGAAGTTCCAAAAGCCTGAACGGCCATATCCCCAAGACGGGCCTGCACCTGAGCGCGAACCGCCAGAATGCCCGCCGCGGAAAACGCAACCGGCTGCAGGATGGGGCCAGCCGCGCCAAGCCCGAGCAGAGCCCCGAGCGAGGAAACCGACAGACCTTCAAGCGGCGCGGCGCCTGATGCGAGAACCCGCAGCGCGCCGGAAACCGACGAGGCCAGGGGGGCAAGCGCGATCGATGCCGAAGCGGTGACGTTTCCACCGCCGAGCGCGCTGGATGAGGCGAGAGACAGATTGGCCAGCGTGGCCGTGGCGGACCCGGAAAGACGAAGCGCACCGCTGGCCGCGCCAGAGAGCCCGGCAAGGCTGGCCGTGAGAGCAGCGGAAATCCGCAACGCGCCGGCGCCGGAAGCCGCGACATCCGCCAGCGTGATCGAGGCGGATCCGTTGATCCCGCTTGCGCCCAGGCTTGCGACCGAGGCGAGGGTCAGGCTTTGGAGTGTGGCGGAAGCCGTGCCCGCGATCCGAAGAGCGCCAGAACCGGAAGCCGCCACACCCGCCAGCGTGACATTCGCCGCGCCGGCAACCCCTCCGCCCGCCCCGCCAACAATCGCCGTATTGGCAGTTGTGAAAGACGAATTTCCGTTTGCATTTGTGCCCGTGATGACACAGCGCAAAGTCGAGCCAGCATCGCCAGCCTGCGCAACATAGGTGCGGCTTGTAGATCCGCTGATATCCGTTGTTCCGCGCTGCCACTGGTAGGTATACGTGATGCCGCCGCCTGCCCAGGTCTGGTTTTCAGCCGTAAGCGTAGAGCCAACTGAGGCTGTGCCAGTAACGCGAGGCAAGGTCTTGCCTGACGTAATGGCAAGTGGCGTTGCGTAAGCAGTCTGTTCGGATTTAGTAGCTTTTAGGCGAGAAGCAACAAGACGAATATCCGCAGCGCCAATCGGTATTTGAACTGTTACTTCAAACGCGACTGAGGCTGCCGTGGAGCTTAACCCGATAGGCTCCGTTCGGAACACACCGGAAATTACGCTGTCGATCGGCGTCTGTGCTGACGCATCAGGGTTGTTGGAACCCCAATTTGCGATTGACCCAGCTTGAATAAGAATACCACGTGCGCCCGTTGGAACAGAAACTCCATCGGTGCCTGTAATAGATAGTTGTATTGCACAGTCAATAAAATCACCGGGATTAAAAGACGGCGACAAAGAAATTGTGTTTGTGAGGCGGACCGTATTCTGCGCAGAAGCTGTGCCAGTAATATCGATAACTTGTGCTCCAAAACCATCTATAGTAGTTTTCGAGCATGCCACGGTGCATGATGTATTATTAGTGACAGTCCAACCAGCAGCAACTTGTCCAGTTGGAAGTGACGAGCCGCTGACAGCGCCAGAAGTACCCGTAAAATCCCAATCGGCTTCTAGGTTGCCTTGTGCTGTAGCATCTGATGCATCAGCGTAGAGCGTCGTCCCTGCCGCGAGTAACGGCCCGACAATAGCCGCCTCCGCTGCTGCAATCTTCCGCGCGCCAATCCATGTCGGATGCACGCCATCATAGCTGTCCGCCGTGGTCGGATCATATACGCTTTCGAGATCGACAAGCGTAATGTCCGTGCGGGTCGCCAGCCATGCGTTGAAGTCCTGGCGAAGTGTTTCTTTTTCGCCGGTGATGGACGTGGATTTCGGAATGGTCCATCGGACACGCTGCGTAACCCCAGCCGCAATGAGCGCGTCCACGATGGACTGATGGTTGGTCTGCATCGTGCCAAGCGTGTGATTGGCTGCAATGTCGTTTGTGCCGCCGTTGAAAACCACAAGGCTTGGGGCTTGCGCTATCGTTTGGTTGATGCGCGCGAACATTTGATCTATGCGATCGCCGCCCACGCCTTGATTACAGCCAACACCAGGCCGCATGCGCGAGTTCACATAAACCTGGCCAAGCTGCCTTGCAGAACGCATTGGGCCGCTCGCAATCAAGCTATCGCCAAGATAGACAAGGCGCGAGTTGAGGGCGATTAGCGAGCCGCCACCGGCCAATGTGGCGCCGGCGGTGAGTGTCATGCCATCGAGACCGGCGGATGCCGATCCCGCAAGGCGCAGGGCGCTTGAGGATGCGCCGCTGAGCCCTTCCAGCGTGGCGGAGACCGACCCGGTGATGGCGCCGGATGCGGTCTTCTTCGAAAGCAGGGTCAGGAACATGCTGGAGCCCCCAAAGCGGCCTGGACGAAGAAGGCGAAGCCGGTGTCATCGCATGGCGTGACACCGGTATTGTTTCTCAAGCCCGAGGTTTCCGTCAGGCCTCGGGGAAGGTGAAGACGAGCGTCGAGGTGTTGGCCTCGGCGTCATTGACCCGGCTCACCAGAGACGACGGAACTTTGGTGATCGGCACGGGGAGCAGCGTCACCGTGATATCTTCCGCTGGCGTCGTTTCGATCATCGGAACGTAGCCATTCGGAATGACAACAGTCACACCTTCGTCTTCAGTCGTTCCAAAGCCCCGATTGGACCCGATATATTCTTTGGTCTCAGGATCGCGGAGCATTTCCTGCACTTCAACATACCTCGTCATTTCACTTCTCCTTTCAAGCAAAAACAACCATACCAGTCACGTCGCCTGCAGTCACAGCTGTGTTGTTGGTCAAACCCTGCCCGCCTGTCACAGCCATTGTAATCGCAGTCGAAAAGCCCCCTCCACCCTCAACCGAGAAGCTGACCGTCTCGTTCGGCGGGATGGCGATCTCAAGCGCCGCCGCCGTGGTCCCGACCGTCACTGAACCCGAAGCGGTGTTCCAAATCTTGATCCATCGCGCAGCCGTGTTCGTGTTGGTCGCTACAATCGAAACAAGCCTGCCTGCCGAGGCCTTGATGGACTGCGCGACTGGCGTGGCGGGGCAGTTGATGTTCGCAAACGAGCCTGCACCCAGAGCGCTGGCACGATACTGCTGGCCCACATCGCCGACCAAGGCAGCCCCGGCGACCAAGGCAGGCTGTGTGAAGGTGACACTAATGACGCCTTGAACGAAGACCGGCAAGGGCGCGGCAGAGCCAAGCGGGCGGATGCCGCCAATATAGCTCACCACATTGCTGCAATCTTCCACCGAGACGAAGCCAATCGTCCAGGTTGTCGTGCTGGCCGGGGCGGTCGTTCCGTTCCATGCCCATAGGTAGACGTAGAGCTCTACATCATCGTCGGGCAGGTTCTCGATGCGACTGGCGCGGGTCGTGACCGTCGGTCCTCCGGTGGACGCTACCAGCGTATCGGACCAGTTGACATTCCGGCCATCGGCGTAGGTGTTCATCATATGGCCGGGAGAAGCCGTCGTGTTGATGGTCGCGGCGGTTACGCCGGAGTTCCACCCGCGCCGCCGCGCGTCAACGTTGGCGCTCGTTGCCGTCGTGCCGGTGTATTGCGTCCAAAGGTAATTCCACCCGAACAGGTCCACCGTG